TGCGCTGTTACGCGATAGCTTCATTCTGTTTATTGAGGATCGCTGCTGCCTTAGCTGTTGCATCTTGCTTTTGAAAGTGTGCATAACGCAAGCTCATCTCAATGGACGAGTGTCCTAACAGGTGCTGCAGCTCTTGTAATGACACGCCGTTCTGAACCATCGTTGTTGCAAACGTGTGTCTGCAGATGTGCGGCGTTATGTTGCCCTGCGTGAGCGAAATCCCTGCCCTTTTAGCTGCTATTCCCATCCATTTCCAGCCGTTATTGGTGTTGGTTAGCTTGGTTGGGAAGACGTATTCGCCTTCAACATCCTTCCTACGGCGCACTAAGACCTCATAAAGACGATTTGTAAGTGACAAAGTAGTAGGTGTACCGTCCTTTAAGCGATAGACGTAGAGCAATTTTCTGTCTAAATCCACTTGTGACCAATCCATCTTTGCTGCTTCGCTGTACCTAAGTCCTGTGTCCAACAGCATTACGGTTAAGTCGTAATTTTCTCCCCTTGCTTTATCTGTTGTTGGATTTTTACCTTTGTAATCCTCTTTGTAACCTAGTTCCGCTAATAGCTTCTTTTGTTCATCTGGTGTTAAGAAGCGAATGCGCCCGTACTTCATTGTCCCAATAGCAAACCTACCTATATCTCCATACTTTTGCTTCTCGCACCAGTTAGCAAAGGCATTCCAATATGACTTATAGAGCTTAACGGAGCTTGCCTTATACGTTTTAGATAGATCACTAAACACGTTCTCTATCTCGTGCATCTCCACCTTCTTAACGGACTTGTTGGGTATTGCATCCGTAACCTTCTTTAACGCCACCCTCGCGCCGTTCTTGCCTTTCGTTTTGAGGATGCTCGCAACGTACTCATCCACTGCCTTGTGTAGCGTAGTGATGCGCCCTCCTCCCATTACCACCAACTGGTGCAGCTCTGCCTTCTTCTTGTTGAGTAGTCGCTCTGCTTCGCGTAAGTCCTTCGTGTGTGCACTTTCCGCAACTAGGTTGCCCTTGTACGTAAAGCGAAGGTGGTACGTGTCGCCCCTTAGCAACAGCCCTTTTGGGAGTTCCTTAGTAGCCATTTTTCTTCCTTTTCACTGTGATTTTGTAGCAGTTTTTGTCACACTTTACGCAGTCTGACAGCGTGTAGGAATTACATTCTATTGCCTTGCCTCCCAGCGTACAAGCTGGTTTTGTTTAACTTTCTGAAAAACTAATTCCTACCCGCTAGATTTCAACAGAATCTAGTTAGGTAGAGAGTTCTAAAGTTGAGAAAGCCAGCATCCATGCTGCTTACAGAGGCAGTACCTACTAACTTAGCAGGTCAAAAGAGGCGGGAGGAATTGTAAGAATTAATACCGTGTGCAAAAACAATAGCAGCAAAGCCAGTGTCTATGCGGGTTCTAGCTGTTACAACCATCTGTCAGGTGTTACTGTTTAAGATTTGTCACAACTTTTGCAGCCTTTAGGCACGTCGTTTTGGGGTTGGCAAACACTAACTTAACGCACTTTGTCACACTGCAAAATGTGTGACAACAGTGTAGCGCAGAGAGAAAAACCATGCTCGTAGCCAAAAGAAAACGCCCCGTAGGGCGCTGTAGCGTGGGGCTGGGTAGTGCTAGTACTCGTTGGCATGAAGTAGCGTTGTCGCACTGCGATCCCATTCAGTGATGCAGTACAGTTTTTCGCCATATAGCTTGTAGCTACTAAGGATGCGCCCATCATAGGCAAGTGCATCTACGTTTGCCTTGTTGTCCTCTTTGCAGATGTCACCCCAATCTCCGCTTGCGTGTCTTGTAATGAGTTGCAAAGGACTAATGCTGTGCTTCTCACAGAATGCTAATGCCCCACGTGTAGCAACTATCTGACCTAACTTAAACAATGCCATCACTTACTCCTAGTTGGTTAAAGAAGTAGTCAGTCTGGCTTCGCCTTTTTGAAAAAGCGATCTGTTTAGGCTATGATGTTCGCGTCAATTTGGGAGGCATATGGCAACGAAATCTTATTGGATAACCATAGAACTTAAGGCAACCTATTGTGTTGAGGTTAAAGCCACAAGCATTGATAAGGCTAAAGAAAAGGCACTAAAGCTTAATAGCTCTGATACGTTAGAAATGGAACAGCTAAAGAACTGGGAACAGGATATAGCAAGCATTGAAGAACTTAAGGAGTGATAATGTCTAAAGTCAAATTCGCTGTCTTTCGCACAACATATGAAAACGCAATGGATATGCCTACAGCGGCACAATTAAAGAAAACAGTTGGTTGTGATAAGGTACTTAAGTTAGATAAAGCACCTGACCGCAAGAAGGTTAAACAGGCTTATGTTAACCCTAACTTTAGCTCAATACCCGCTAAGATATTAGGTAACTTTTCCTACGCATTAACCAGCTATGGTGCTATTGGAAAAGTAGATGAATTTATACCAAATGAAAGCGGAAATACCACGCATTCAACAATGCTCTTTATGTTTAGCGATGAGGTTAAAGGTGAGCATGTTTCCTTACTAAGCTTAAAGTATTTTGAAACTTTCGTTACTGCATTCCAAGCAGATGAAAATGATATAGATGAATTCCATCATTGCTCGTGGAAGATGGACAGACTAGCAGAAGCAGTAAGACCATCTTTAAGCCAGGCGTTATCTAAGAGCATGGTAGAAAGTCCTAACCCATTACTTAAACTCACTAAGACTGAAACAAACTTCTTTAAGAAGTATTGTGACATTGTTGATAAACAGGCAGAAGAATTTGCAGAGATTTACATGCCTTATCACAACCAGTGCGTATCAAAGATAACAAACGGGTGGGACTAATGACAGTTAGCGTAATTGTTAATAGAGATGATCTGCCGCAATGGGTACTTAATTATGAAAACAAATTCAAAAATTGGGTTGATTATCAAATAAAAAATGATATACCTCACAAAGATTACGTTAAAGCTTATCGTGAACACATTGGTGTTTGGTATAAGTGTGAGATAGATTTCAAACCCACGCGAGAAAAAGTGTTTATGAAGTTCACCTTCAAAAGCAATAAAGATAAGACCTTCTTCTTATTGCTGCATTAAATATGCAGCCTGTTTAGACTCAGAGCTGCAATGAGTAAGGGAGGATCGCTCAGCGAGACGACCTTTTGGTCCTAAGGTAGTTAGGACCATTTATTATACTTAACCCTTTGCCTTCCTATTGATATAGCCCTTATCCTTAACAAGTCGTAATTCGATATTGGTAACGGAGAAGGGCTTTTCTGTGTCCTTGCGGCACATGCAGAAATCCATTCTACCCCTGCCCCTATTCTCCCATTGCCCGCTGTTATTCCAAAAGTCTAACCACTGTTGTAGGGTGAGTTCGACTGGAACACCTTTCTTTTTCATTGACGATAACCAGTCGTAATAGAAATCGTAGTGCGGCTTGGATTTGTCTTTCGTTCTCATAATGCATGTTCCTGTAATACTCTTATTTAGTGTTACTGGAATAGCTAATTCGACTATTAAATCCACTTAATGTAGACTACTTATATGGTAAAGCAATGACGCATTACCAAAATAAAGGAGTTGAAAATGGCACTAGGTTTTGTTAAGAAGGGCTTAATTGGTTTTGCCGCTGTTAGCGTTTTGATTATTGCGATGGATAATTCATCCAAAGCTGGTGTTAAGCCAGCCCCTGTGCTTACGGCAGAGCAACAAGCTAAGGAAGATTTTGAAGCTAAGGTTTTCCACAATATCTACACTGATATTAAGTTCATTAAGGAAAATGCTAAAGACCCTGCTTCCGTTGAAGTGATTAAGGCTGCTGGCTCCAAAGATGCCTCCACCCTCTGCGTTGTATATCGCGCTAAGAACAGTTTTGGTGGGTTGGTTCCTAACCAAGCCGTTTTTGTTGGCAACGATGCCTATTTAGGTGGTGCAAAATGGGATAAGATTTGCAAGGGTAATTTGGTAGATCACACACAGATGGCAAAGCTGTAATAAGGAGTTGAAAATGAAACGGGTTCTGGTTGTTTTGACTTTGGTTGCTAGTGCTTTTGGAGCCTATGCTGGTTCGCCTGAATGTGCGGGTAGCTTAGAGCCAGCCAATTGCGAACGAATTCAGGCTATGGTCAATAGCAAGTCTGAGGCGCAGAAGAAGGCAATGGCGGCAAAGATTGAAGCCAACAAGAAAGCCGCTGAGAAGTTTGCTAAGAGAAAATCTACAGAGAAGGAAGGTGTAAAGATAGGCTACACCAAAGAGCAGGTACTTAACTCTACTTGGGGTAAGCCGCAAAAGATTAACACTACTACCAACGCCTACGGTACGCATGAGCAATGGATATATGGTGGTGGCAATTACCTTTATTTCGACAATGATGTACTAACTACAATCCAAAACTAGTACCTACCCTACTCCACTTAAGCGCCTTTATTGGCGCTTTTTTATGGCTTGAAATTTTTGAACTGTAGGAGTATGATGCTCCCGTTTTTCAAAAAGGGACATTATGAAAAAAGCCGCTATCGCTGTCACGCTTGCTTTATGCTCTATAAGTTACGCTCAATCCAGTAACCCTTACAAGCCACCACGCAATTACACTTATTTCGCATCCACAGAAGACAAGTCAGCCATATACGTAGATTGGAGTACGGTTAAGAGGGAAAGCAATTACGTTAAGGCTTGGGTATTTTGGGTATACCAAAAGCCACAACCTTACCTTAAGACTTCGTTCAAAGGGATGAGTGCGTTAAATTACTTTGACTGTGAAAAGACGTCTTACTTCCTTAAGACTGCAACCCTATATGGCGATGGTGATCCCAATAAAGACTCTATACATACTACTACGGCTCAAATCAACCCATACGAATTTGTAGATATTGCACCTGGTACTATTCTTGCCTACGTTATTGACGAAGTTTGCAAGGTCCCAAAGTAAGATATAGCGAAAATTCGCACTAGTCACTTACTACATAGCGCCTTTATTGGCGCTTTTTCTTGCCTGAAACACGCTTAAACCGCATGAAAACAGCCTCAAAACGGCTTGTTTCGTGCGTCAAAACAGCGATTTTTTCGTAGGGTATGCACTGGTAGCTGGACAGTGGAATATTGCTTTAAACAGGGCTATAGAAGGCAAGATAATTTAATTAGGATTTTGAAACTGTCGAACAAAAATTGCGGGGGCAAAGGTGTAGTAATAGTAGGCATACCCCTACATGCACTGTAGAAGATACAGTTACCAGTAATAGTCCCAAGTTTAAAACGTTCGCGACAACGATGACTGCCGCGCCCTACTCTGTCACCTTCAACGCGGCCCCTGTCAAGCCTTAGCGATTAACCAGCCACCCTAGTCTACTATGCTCTACTGTTGACAGGTTGATTACATCTTATCTCCCATCGCTATCTCCATCACCACCCCACGCTTGACCGCACAAGGTGTGACACGGATGTGACAATAATGCATTTAACACTAATGCACTGTATAAAGGATTAGTGAGCGTCCTTAAGCCTTACTACCTATGGCTGATACATCGCTATACATCCTATAGCACAGTGATTATCACATAGGGATTACTGTGCATAACAGTGTGCCTACTATTAAGGCACATTGGTAAGACCATCACTACCTGATGATCGCTGTCAATACCATTCGCACAGAAATAAATTTATTTTTTATTTTTATTTTAGATCGCTTGACAGGTAATCAATTAGATAAGCTCACTGTATGAAAAGGCAGTGAGCTGATGGTTACTGTACCTATACCACTGCCTTTATCCACAGTGAGCTGATGGTTAAGTCATGACTACCCGCTGCAATTTTTAAATGATTGATTCTATAAGTCGATTAAAGTCAGGTCTTATTAGTCTGGTATTACCTGATTGGCTTGACAGCCTAATAATAAGGCACACCAGTAACTGAGTTACTTCTTAGTGAAAGGTGCAGTGGGTTTATAGGACAGAGTAGTGAAAAATATTCGAAAATAGTTGAAAAAAAGTGAAAAATAATAGGATTTTCACTTGACAAAAAAACGGTAGGGGCGCTAGTCAGCTCTATGGCTCATTACCCTTTAACCCCTCTAATCTGCGCTTCTCATATCTTTGCTTCCAACGCCACATCGTTTTTGGCGTAATTCCTAAGTACCTAGCAGTTACGTGGATTCCATTACTATGCTTCTCTAATGCAGCCAAAATGATCCTATCAATCTCATCCCTAAGTAACGTGCTCTTTTGGGGTGGATTCGCTTTGGCGTGCTGCAACGCCTTTGCCAAACTTAACTTTCTTATGTCTTTCATCTTGTATTTAGAACACATAGTAACCCTAGGTATCGCTAACCCATTGATTTCATTGAACATTTTTCTGCTAGGGTCACCAAGTAACTAACTATCTCTCTTTTCGCTATAGTACCTATATACGTATTAAAGATATATATAAAATATATAGTAACTTAGTAACCCTAAGCATTTTCTTCAATGAAATCAACAACTTACAGGGTCACCATGTCCAAAAAAGATGGTGACCCGTTAGTAACCCTTAGTAACCCAACTTAGTCCTCCGTCCTACTTTTGAACTTAGGAACTGGACCATTTATGCCAGAGATAATTGCTTCCTTAAAGCGAACATAGAACATCTTACCTTTTGGCTTATATTGGTAACCGTTTTCCCTGCAAAACGCAGCAACCACATTAGTCTCAGACTTATGGACATTAGATTTGCCACATCCAAGCAATATTGCGGTGCTATTCTTCCACTCGCCACCCTTAATCACCGTATCTTGTGCACTGTAAAGTTTATCGTCCAGCAACTCGCGTATAGGGTCAATGCTCTTAAACTCGCTTTGACTGTTCTTTAACGCTTGTCGTTCAGCAGGACTTAAGAACCATCCCCATTCGTTATGCTTAATGCGGTCTTCTAGCGTAGTAATCTTAGGTGCTACAGCGAAATACATCGCCTTCATCTGTGCCCAAAACTGTCCTAAATCATATTTTGGTGCTTTGACAGCAGATACGTTTAGAACCCAAAAGCGTCTGTTTTCTTCGTCTTGCAAAAATCCTAACTTGTCCACCGTAGCGTAGAACACAGTGCGGCGGCTGTAGCTATTTGCTTTGCGCTCGTATGGGGGACGAACAACGTCTGTCTTTTCCGTAATAAATCCCTTCAACTGCTCAATATCGCTGCGTTTAAAGGTAGCGCCTAATTCGCCTAATTCAGTAATTAAAGAGCTAGTTGCCTTTAACACACTGTCCTTATCACTAACCGTCAACGTAACGCCTGTCTTAACGCAGTCCAATGCAAGCTCTTTAGGGAAATATGAATAAACTTGCGACGTCTTACCTGTAGCTTGTAAACCGTAAAGTACAAGGACACCTTCACAGCTAAAGTTAGGGTGGTACAGAGCAGCCATAACACTAAGCGCCCATTTACGCATAAATGTCTCTTTAAGATTTAACTCAATATCCGTAGTTTGGATAGTAGCGTAGTAATCTTGCAACCTATCTTTTCCGTCCCATTCAATATTGTCCACCCAATCCCTAACAGGGTGATAGGCGTTCTGGTTAGCAATGTATGTGGCGTGTTCAAATAAATCATCAACAGGTAATTCTTGATCCCTAGCTAACGACTTCAAATATGCCATCTCCGCATTAGCCTTGGTGTCGCCATGAAACTCTTTATTAGGAATATAGTACTCATGGTTCTTAGTCATCTCGTTGTAGCGAATAGTAATACCATAGTGGTCTAGAAGCTGTTGCGTATTCTCTAAAGTCTTCTTAACTACACCCTTAGCATTCTTATCAACAAACTCAATGAGAGATTGCTTCTTAGTTGCAGCCTGCATCAGCATCAAGAGCTTCTTTAATTCATCCTTAGACATATCATCTATGTCTTCCCTCTTTGTAATATTACTCATTTTCCAATTCCTTTAATTTTTCTTCTATTACTTTTATGTTAGCTTTGAGTACAGCGAGCCTGTAATCGTCTTTTGTAATAGCTTTGTATGTTGGATTAAATTTCTTAATCTTGTTAATGATGGCCCCCATTCCAGGACCATTCTCTGTTAAACGCTTAACCTGATCTATATACTTACCGTTCCAATTTGCATCAGGCCACCGCTTTTGGCATTCCGCTATCGCAGCGGTTTCCCCTATCTCTCTTGCTACTGCACGTACAAGCCAATACCTACCCTCGTTATCCATTACAGGAACGTGCCTAAACAGCTCGTCTAGCGCTCGTTGCATGTCAGTTGGTGTAGTTGTAAAGGTAAGAGCAGGAGGCACGTAGGCAGGCTTAACCTCTGGCTCAAAAACTGTCCAATCAAGCCACTCACCTTTAACGTTCCACGCTAACTTATGCTCTACACCAGCTGCTGGACATGCTGGCATGTAAAAGGAACGCGAATGCGATATGCAGGACTTATCAATCTCAATACCCGCAAACTCTAAGAATCCTGCTTTGCGCGATTCCCATTCATCCTTTGGGCAAGGTGTAGTGAACGGCAATACGACACGCATCTTGTCTACGCCTTTAATAACGTGATTAAAGCTTGTGTAACCTAAGTGTGTAAACGATAAGAATCTATCTACAATGCCTTCTAGTGTTGCACCATGTCCATCATAGTCAAGCACTAGCCCATAGTAGCTGTCTACATTGTCTGCACACCTAATGCCATCCCTGTCTTTAAAAGAGCAGAGATTAAACATCATTCCGTCTTTATTCTCTGTAAGAGTGTGTTCGCTAAACAGCGATACCATTTCCTCCCACTCAATACTGTCGTGTACTTCTACACAAGTATCGTGAAAGTTAGCGAAGTAAGTTATTTTGTATTCCACTTCTTTGCCTCCCTAAGTTCCTCTATTACATTCTCTACGCCTTGCATCCAATCTTCTCTATCTTTGATATCTTGTTTAGTCCAGTTAACATCAGCTTCACGATATGGATATGTATCTAAGAAACCTTGTAATTTCTCAATAGGATCAATATTTAGAATTAAACATTTTTCTACAAAGCCAATGTTGGCTATTACTTGTCTAACGGCATTTTCAGCATCAATCGTTATTGGGCTTTTTGTTTTCATCTCTCACTCCTGTAGCTCATTGTCAAGTGGTACATTTCTAAGTACTGCATATATAAGTCTTGTGCGGCAGGATGCGTGTCCATAAAGCGTCTATGGTGTAACCCATGTGCAGCCATATCCATAAGGCGTTCAAAGTCCTCTTCTGTCATATCCAATTGCACACCGCGCTTAGTCTCTATTACTTTTAAATTATCTGCGTAGGATGCAAATATGTAAGGACTGTATTCCCTGTAAAGCATGTCGCTTTCAGACTTTGTAATCTTTAAGTTGGCTAATACCAATTCTTCGTTATTCATTTAATCCACTCTTGGTAGAATGCTTTAGCCATAAGGGGCAAAAGTACATCTCTGCTTTGGCTACCTGTTGTGTAGTGCCCTTTAATGTGCGTGTAGACAAACTTATCCCATTGCTCTTTGGACAGGCCATATTCATATGCCTTATTTGCCCACATCTTTAAATCTTCTCTATCTATATCGCCGTCAGAAGTTTTAGGCGGCTTGATAGTGAGTAATATTGATTCTATTACTTTGTAATCTGTCATTTGTGATTCTCCTATGCAACCATGTGCTACTAGTAATCCCCCTCGAAACTGGGTGAAAACGGATGGTTTCGAACATCCGTTTTCTGGTTACTAGGCATTAGTAAGAGCAAAGCAAGGTCAATCGCTTTACTCAGCCCTTATCCCCATTGAAGGGGACAGGTGCTATAACTAAAGTGAAAAATAACTAATAAACATGAATGTAGACAACCGCTGCCTACACAGTATTTATTTTATTAGATCACGCAGCAAAAATATATCTAAATGGCTCTTTTACCATTTAATCTGGTCTTTGATATTTGCCACTTGCTGCTTTAGGTCATCGTTATTGGCAATCATCTTGTCCAATATACGGATAACAGCCCATAAGCTTTCTTCTAAATCGTTAATGCGCACCAATGTATCGTTGTAGGTGCTTGTGGTTGTAGAATTGATGTGAGTCATTTTTGGTTCCTTTTCTGCTCTAGTACATTTATTTATCACTGTTACTGGAACCCTAACTTTTTCTTGCGTTTTCTGACCCAAATTGACATGCGTCAAATTCAGCACGTTTTGCAGCCAACCACATTTGGTACTCTGCTTCGCGTTTAGCCTTCGCAATTTCCCGCTTTTTGGCAGCTTCTGCCTTTTTTTGCGCAGTTGCAGCAATCCCTGCGTCTAGCGCACGAATCTCGTCTCTGAGCGTTTTTGGGATTGGGGATGCATCCATGCCCCCTACACCGTTCCGCAACGCTGTAGAGGCTGCGTAGGCGTCTTGCTGGCGCTTTCTGTAGGCACGAAGCTCCCCTACGGAACGGATCACCTCGTCTGTGGCTGCAATCTCTCCAAGTTCAGCCAGCTTCTTAGCGTCACCAGCCTTCATGTTCATCAGCTTGTGCCCTGCCCTAATGAGCTTAATTACGTAGTAGTCCTCGTAATCGTTTGGGTTTTCATCTTCACAGACGCAAAGCACTTCTTCATCAAAAATGGTGCACAGCACCTTTTCGCGTATGTAGTTGTAAACGTCTGTGTCAAACCTAGCCTCTTTTGAGTTAGCTGCACGACGATGCTCTTTGAAGCGAATGCCTTGCTCACGCTCACTCCTACCAACGTAGAAGTAAACCTTATCTCCATTAACGTAATGGTACAAGGCATAGATATATTCTTTACTCATACAGTATTTAGTAAATACTGTAACTGGAGAAATAACTATGTCGCCACAGTTCAAGGAAACATTAGCTTACCTAAGGGAACAAACACCGCATAAGCTAGTAGACACGCAACCAATACCAACCCCAGGTAGCCAAGAAGAAACTTACCTATTACTAATGGGCTATCGTCCTTCGTATATTGGTACTTATTGGTGTCTTTGGGATAAGGTTTAATGCTGCGCATAGTGCTATTTATTGGTGCATAAATACTTGCATCACAGGTATAAGCCATGGCAACAACAAAAGACATTACAGTAGATCAAGGTGCAACGCATATTGAATCGTTCACTCTTGAAACTCTTACTGATCCAACATTAGCATACAACGCAAGTACAAATCCTTATATTCCACTTGATATAAGTCTCTCTTCATTACGTATGCAAGTTCGTGCTACACATGACTCTGCACTTACTCTTATTAGCGCAACAGACGCTAATGGTCTTTTTCTAAAGACAACCCCAGGCTCATTTAACCTTGTACTAACTCCAGCATCAACTAACTCACTTCGCTTTGTTGGCGATCAAGCAAACTATGTATATGACATATTTGTAGACTTAGCTGGTGGTGTAAGCATCAAAGCAGTACAAGGGATATTCAACATCAATAGAAAGGTCACACGCTAATGGCTTTTCAAGGAACAAGCGATTGCAAATCTGCAGAGCTATCAATGGTAGTAATCCGTGCAGATGGCAGCAAAGAAGATTTGGGTGTGGTTGCGTACTATCACAAGAACCCTCTCAAAACAGCGATCTTTAAGATCAAACAATACTTCAAGGTTAGATTTGCTAAGAAGTAATAACAAAAATTTATAAGGAATTAAATCATGGCTTTCGGAACAGCAACAGTCCTAACCTCAGCAGGACGAGCAATTACAACAAACCGTCTTAAAGGCGCAGGCACTGAACCTAGTTATGTAGGTATTGGTACAGGCGCAACAACCGCAGCACGCACAGCCGTTGCCGCAGACACAGCATTGTCTACAGCGGCAGAGTCGCGTGTATTAGGCGTATCCACACAGCAAACAACCACAACAACCAGCGACACATATCAAGTAGTTGGCACTATTACCGCTACTGCATCTCGCGCAGTTGATGAAGCAGGATTGTTTGATGCAAGCACCGCAGGAAATATGTTCTTAAGTGCAACTTTCCCAGTTGTGAACTTAGCCTCCGGCGACTCTATTCAAGCAACATTAAAGGTTCAGTACTCTTAATATTGCAGAGGTAGAAATACCTATATAGGCGAACTGAAGGTAACACTTTGCTTCGCCTAATTTTTTAAAGTTTATACAAGTAAAGGATTTAGCCATGACATTAACCATTAAAGATACAACCGGACAAGATACTATTACTTGTATCAACTACTTAGGGCAACAGGTAGTTGTAGCTGGTACTGCCAATTCAGTTTTAGAAAAAATCATCAATGGAGAAAGCGTCATTAGCAATGATGAGTTCTTAGTGCTTGAGCAAGAGATAGCGGCCAATATTAATCCAGTAGCCTATTCAATCTACCATACCCCAGGTGGTTCATTTTATGGATTCAATTACGCAACTGATCTAACTTACAACAACCAAACAATTTCCAATGTATATGTTGGTGGGAGTGCTATCTAATGGCGTTCATTGTCTTTCCTGGCCAGTACGGGGTATCGACAAATAAGACCAGGTATTCTGCGGACGGTATAACCTGGAGTTACGGAACAATACCTGAGGTCACAAATGGTGCTTACAATTGGCAAGGCATAGGCAAGATTGCTGGTAAGTATTTCGCTGGTCGTCGCGGTAACACAGTTGGTGGATCATCTACAGATGGTATTACATTCTCTAGCTACACTCTGCCAATAGCAGTAAGCAATATTGGTGTAAACCATAACGGTGCGCTTTACTATAGTTCAGGCTCATCTGTAGCTTATTCATCTAACGGCACATCTTGGACTACGGTAACATTACCAAATGCATCTGGTGGCACAATTGGTAGTAATGGGACTCGCTTAGTCTCTATTTCGTCAACCAATACAACAACTTCCTATTCTGACAATAATGGTGCTACTTGGACTGCTGGTGGCGCAATGCCAGCAGCCACTTCTCCATATGGCAGTCACATTACATGGAATGGCTCAGTATTTGTCGCAACAACTACCGCTGGTGTGGCGAAATCAAGCGATGGTATTACATGGACTGGTGATACAACATCAGGTCAATATACTTGGGGTGTAGCATCTAATCCATCAACTGGAACAATAGTTGTGATGTATGGACTATCTTCCAATACATGCAAGTATTCAACAAACAATGGTTCTACATGGACCAATGCCACATTGCCTGCAAGTATGCTGTGGCGCGACGTTACATGGGACCCAAATTTACAATTATTTGCTACCTTTTCGTATAACTCTGCAAATACAGCAACATCACCTGACGGTATAACATGGACTGCACGAACAGGTATTTCTGATTTCAACCAGAACTATGGCATGATGTCAGATCCAATCGCAGGGGTAACATATACCTTAACTGCGGCTGCTACATCTACAACCACAGGTACAAAAAGTCACACCGTTGGCTCTACATATCCATTAACAGCAAGTGCTGCGCCCACCTCAACAGCAAGTGCTACATTTAGTGTATTAGATTCTCCTAAGCCATTCATCATATTCCCTGACCAATATGGTGGAGGCGCTGCGGGTGCAAAGTACTCTACAGACGGTATTAACTGGAACTCCACCACTATGCCCGTTAGTGGGACTAACTGGGTAGCAGCAAGAGGAAAACTAGGCGGTTACATCATAGCCGTACCACAAGTTGCTGGAATAGGAAACTGGGCACGATCTATAGATGGCGGCGCAACATGGCAAGCGATGACTGGCTTTGGATTGAACAACGCATCAAGTGCTGGCGCTAATAGTAATAGCGCAGTGGTTTTCACTGCTGGTTCTTCTTATGCAAGGTCAACTGACGGAAGCACTTGGACAACTGGATCACTACCTAATGCCTCTGGCGGCTCTGGTACTGCTGGTGGTGTTGCTTTTGGTGGACCTACCACACCTGGTGTTTTTGTTACTGTTGCAGGATCAAAATTTGCTTATTCCTCTGACGGTATAAATTGGACTGGCGGCACATTACCAAATGCTTGTGGTGGATATATTACTTGGAATGGTTCGGTATTCTGTGCAATTAGTGGAAACTTTACCTCTACATCACCAGACGGTATAAATTGGACTGCAAGAACACGACCAACAACATTAGGATCACCTTGGAATATTGCGTCTAAGGTAGTCAATGGCACAGGTGGTACGATGGTTATTATATACCAATCATCAACTTGTCATTATTCAACTGACAATGGTGTTACGTGGAATACGGCAACTTTGCCAGGTGGGTTAAACACTTGGGTTATGGTTTCATATAATGATGCACTCAACTTATTCTGCGCATCTCCATACTCATCCAGCACAACTGTTGCAGCGACTTCGCCTGACGGTATTACATGGACTCAGCGCACAACCAACGCAATTACAGCCGAAGCCCAAAATATGTATGGGTATCAAAATCCCATTGCTCTTACCCCTATACTTGGAGGAACTTACTATCAAACAATGTCAGCTAGTGCTACCACTTTAGCTACATCTCTTTTACCAGCTTTAAGAAATTTATCCAAATTAGCCACAGTTACATCATTACCTTCAAAGCAGTCATATATAGGGTACAGTAAGTCTGCTAACCCCACTACGACTGCATCGAAAGTAAGCCTAGTCAATAAGATTGTTTCTTCACTATCAATTCCAACTGCATTAATTGGCGTCGTCACAACAGCGGTACTGCGATATATAACAGCTAGTGCAGAATCATTAAGCAATAGCTCCTTAGTTAAATCTACGCAAAAGGCTATGGCTGTTGTTGCATTAGCGACAAATGCAAGTGTGGCAAATGCAGTTAATAAGATTAGTTCTGCTCTATCCACATCCACTGCATTCAGTAGCACAATTACATTAGCGATATTGCGATATATAACTGCCAGTGCAGAATCATTAAGCAATAGCTCATTAGTTAAATCTACGCAAAAGGTTTTGGATTACGTTGCATCACCTGTTAACGTTACTATTAACAAGATTACATCGCTATCTAAGTCGCTAATTGCGCCAACCGTTAGCAATACAAGCAAGGCAGCATTACTAAACAAAAGTGTAGAAGTAGCCAATTCCTCAACTATGACAAAGATTGGATATTACACATTAAATGCAATTGGCAATACCGTTAGTGGCATCGCTAAATTTGTATTTGGTGAAAAAGCTGCCAATGTAACATCAACAGCATTTAGTAGCTTAGGTCGCCAATTGCAAATTGCACTTACCGCTGTAGTCACATCGTTTGCATCGCTAACTAGCGTCTTAAACGACATACTACCAAAGCTAAGTGCACTATTCCTAACTATTGCCAAGTCGTTTACTAGAAAGAAAGTTGATAGCAGAGTTGAAACTACTATACAACTTCAAGGCATAGAGCATACAACTATTAGAATTAATTAAGGCCAACCAGCGGTTAAATCAATCGCTGCTAACGCCGTATCGTCTGCTGCATTATTAATCGCTACGACAAGAGAATCATAATTTGTCTTAACTGCTTCAAAGTAAGTCTCTTGCGCTCCACATATAGATGCTAAGTTTGCACCTGCAATGTATGTATCTACACCATCTTTTGGCAACTTAGGAGGGGATACGCCTAAGTAGTTATAAGACACAGCGGCAGCGGCAAACTTGCCTCGCCACTCATCCGTGCACGGATATGAATGTCCGCCCCATGTAATATCTAGTGAGTTCTTAGTATCTCGAATAGCTTCTAGCTCTAGTAGTCGTAGCTCTGTATTATTTTTAGCCGTTGTCCATGCCTTAGTTGTATAGTCAAAGTAGTGATATACACTTGGTTTAGCTGGCATAGAAACCACCGACCCTCCATATACGTAGGAGAGATTAATGTCTATATCTGGATCACAAACAACTCGGCTCTCCCCTAGAGCATCAGTAGCATTGTTAACTCCTGTTATTCGTCCGTCTGTATCATAGTAAGCGTAAAATGTCATAAAACAATATCCAATAAAGATGCGTTATAGTAAAAGTCTGAACTAACTAGTTCGCTAACTCGTTGTCCTGTTGCAAGATTTAGAACTTGCCCAGATATATCAACTTCAACCCTAAGTGGAAGGCCAACATAATTAGCCAGAGAGTCTCTGAAAATAGACACAGGCAACGGAATATAAAAATACTGATATGATGACTGAGCAGGCGTAAGAGTACCTGACCAAGTTGCAGGCACAGCAACTACAGGGGTTGTGCCATATCTAACCCAGACTGTTAAAGTTACCAAATATAATCTTGCCACTGTGCCAGAAAAGCTAACTGAATTATGGCAAGTAAGATTAAACAATACTTTACCTTTTGCTGTAGTAAAGGAATTAATAACTGTTTTTGTTGCAGAAGTTAAACCGCCGCTGGCGCCTAATGAATAGTTTCCTTGCTGTTGGTAAGTGGTAGCAAATCCATTAACTGCAATTTGCGAACCATTGCTAACGATATTTCTAGTTGAGTCACCTAAGGCAAATGTTCCATCAGTATTAAGCTTAAAGCCGCTTCCTGTCATAGTAGTGCCACTGATTACAGGTGAAGCCCCAATTGCCATAGATCCACCCGTAATACTGCCTAAGTCTGCACTAATGGCACTCAATTGACTTACACTCAATTGTGAAGCTGTAATTGTATTGGCTGCGATTTGAGTAGCAGTAATTGTTCCACTCGCAATCTTTGCCGCAGTAATTGTTCCCGCTGCTATCTCATTTGCAGTAACGGCACCAGCCGCTATTTTCGCAGTGGTAACAGCGCCAGCAGCCAATTCAGTTGTTGTAACAGCACCAGCAGCCAATTCACTCGCTGTAATTGCATCTGCGGCGATTTGAGATGCAGTAATCGTATTAGCAGCGATCTTAGCGGCTGTAATTGCACCATCTACAATTAGGTCAGCACCGATGTATTCTTCTGCTCTAATATCTGCTAAGTCTGTAACACCTGTCGTATTCCAGTTTAGGTGTAAGTAGATTTGACCATATACGCAACCAGCAGCAGGAGTAATGTAACCAACATACTTTGTCCAAGTAGCGGGGACAGTTAATCCTTCTAAGTTTGACGTTACAGGAGACAAACCAGTAACCAAATACGACGTTAAGGTATTTGCTGCATTGTAGGAATACAGACGTATGTACATAGTACCTGCACCAGATACTTGTTTAGCCCACATAGACACCTTATATGTCTTACCTGCTTCAACAGGGAATGTACGTGAGCTAATTATTGTTCCGTTAGTTGCTCGTAAGCTGTAAGAGCCAACTGGTGCTGTTGTGTCTGCTTGTGATACGAATGCACCTGCTCCTACTGTCCATGCAGTTGCATCTTTACAGGAAGGATCATCGTTAATTGCCTTGCCTTTACCAGTGACAAATAGTTTGTCTGTTGTAATTGCACCAGTAGCCAATTCAGTTGCGCTAATAGCACCAGCTGCAATTTGACCTGCTGTAATTGTGTCAGCGGCAATGTTAGATGCAGTGATAGTATTTGCTGCAATCTTTGAACCTGTAATGGTAGATGCCGCAATTTCAGTCGCTGTGATAGTACCAGCCGCAATCTTTGCAGCCGTAACAGCATTTGCGGCCAACTCAGTTGTAGAGATAGCACCAGCAGCAATCTGCGCTGCTGTGATTGTGTCTGCCGCTATCTGCGATGCGGTAACCGCATTAGCAGCAATCTTAGCAGTAGTAATCGAACTATCTGTAATTTGTGTAGTAGAAATAGCTCCAGATAAATCACTTGCTGAAACAGTAGCAATATAAGATGTTCCGTTCCAACGATACAACTTGCCATCAGTGGTATTGAATATAGAGTTAGTTGACTTAGTGACTGGTACTGATGTTACTGTGGTAACAGGCTCTATGCCACTTGCAAACTTAGCAGTGGTAAGCGCCGCATCCGCTATCTGAGCAGATGTAATTGTTCCAGATAAGTCAGTAGTTGGGACAGTGGCTACATATGATGTTCCATTCCAGCGATATAACTTGCCATCAGTTGTATTGAATACTGTACTTGTCGACTTAGTGGATGGTACAGAAGTAACAGTAGTAACGGGCTCAATATTTGATGCAAACTTAGCAGAAGTAACCGCTGCATCTGCAATTTGACTTGAAACGATATTACCTGTAATCTTTGCTGCCGCAATTCCTGCCAATTGACTATCTGTTAATGTGCCAGTCAGGTCATTAGCCGCTACAGCAGCAGTCCATGCACCGCTATGGTAGCGATATAACTTACCATCAGTCGTATTGAAGAACAAATCTCCTTCTGTGCCTGTACCTGGCACTGCACTTCCTTGCGGAATACCAATTACCGCCTCAACAGTACGAGAGTATTGAGAAGATATATTCAATCCAGTACCATCATTTGCGTGACCCCAAGAGTCATAAGCAGCAACCTTGTAATACCAAGTATCACCAGAAGTTAATGCACTATGAGTAAATTGGTTGAGTGACCCTAAGGACAATAAGTTAGCACTACTTGGAGTAAAGCCATTAGTCTTAGAACCCCATACCATGTAACCTAGTACGCTGCTCGATGCCTCTGGTGGTGTCCAAGATATAACGTTGACATACGCCATACCTGTTGTTGCAATATTAGTTGGCACAGCAGGAGCAGCATTGTTGACTGTAATGCTTGTTGGGCTGGACAACATGTTATTGTTATCTCGCTCCTTAATTGTAACGATAACATTACGCTTAGGTACACCGCCGTTACTTGCAGCATTGTCAGACATAGACAATACGTGATTGGTGTCTACTGTGTATGTAGTCTTAAAGACAACAGAGTTACTTGTATCTGCATATTGAACAATATAGTCCTTCAATACAGAGTTTGTAGTATTAGCACCAGCTACCCATTTAACCTTTAAGTCTGAACCATACCAAGCAGTAGTGCTACCTTCCGCTGTCATCAAATCAGTAACCGCAGGTAAAGTAGATACGGTAACTGGCGCAGAGATTAATGCATTGAACGTACCAGAAGCAACGATAGAACGCTTACCCCATGCGTTAATAGCGATAACGTTTACTTTATATGTACCGTCAACGGTAATTGGAATACGTATACGTGGTTGATATGTAGAACCTTCATCGTGCATTGGTCCACTGTCTTTGCTCCACGACACAATATAACTAACAACATAGTCACTAGCTGTTGGACTCCAATCGCAGTCTAAGAAGCGTTGAACTGATCCATCAGATTGCAATACAGACACTTGATGGAATACGAAGTTACTTACTGGATTAACAGAACGCAAATCAGGTGTTGCAAAGAAGTTTGAAGTAGCTACTGCTGTTCCTGTTCCGTTTTCAATAGTATTGAATTTAGATGCGCTGTACTGGATGCAACTAACTTCAAATTCATTAGCCTTGTTTTCCTTAATGGAAAGAATACGATATGTCTGTGGGACAATAGAGCCTGTAATGATTACAGCACTGTTGATCAAGCTGGTAATTGCAGCACTAAGAGTTAATGTCTTAGTAGTTGTATTTGTAGAAGTAATAGTTCTAGTTTCAATGCTAACGCCATCAGCACCAACAGCATCAATAGACCAAGAACCAGAGCCAATAGTTACGTCACGATCTAACGTAACAGTCGAACCAGACGTGCTAACCACTCGTGCCTCTAACATAGCACCAGCAACGTTTGTATCCATTACCTTAATAACGTCGAATGGCTCTAATGTCGCAAACTCAGGTCCAACCTTAAACGTGCATGTTAGGCTGTCATATAGCGATGTGTATACATACCACTTTGCTAATCTACGTGCCTGACCTTCGCTTGTAATACCAAAACCATTTACATCATTTTGCAAATAAGGTTCACCTGTTGACGTGTCGTTATAGATTACGTCCTTTACTTGATACGAGTAATCAGGATCATTAAGAGTAACCTTACATGCAGTAAAGCGAGTTGTCTTGCTTGGTGTTGCATACGTGAAATCTGTATCGCCATCACTAATGACATTAGAGTTAGTGATTAAGGCAACAGGACTAGCAGGACGATCCTGCACCAACTTAATGATTTGACCTGTAGTGATTAATCTACCGTGCATAGTTGCAGCGATTTGATTCAATGCATCCCAGCTACCTAGTCGCTGTGCAATAAAGCCGTTAAACGTATAGCGTGGCTCTGTGCCCAAGTTACCATCAGAAACTAGTTCATCGTTGTATTGAGCTGCATCATAGAAACTCCATTTATCAATAGATGTTTCGTCTACACCTAACCCAGCGCGAGCCTCTGTAAGCATGTCATACAAAATCCATGCTGGATTGTTAGTCCACTGCTTAATTGTTGCAAAGCTTCCATTCCAAGTACCTGTATAGGCTCTAGTTGTTGGGTTGTAGTTAGATGGAATCTTAACTAAGCGACCATACCAGTCACCAGATACTGTAGGAATGGAGTTACCAATATCCTTAGCACTTGCCTGAATACCTAGTACACAAGTATTAGGGTATGACATAGCTACGTCTTGTACTTCCGTATAACCAGAAATATAAGTGCTGTTGAGCAAGTATGTAGAGCCGTTATCTGGTGTATCTCTACGAACTTGAACTTGCCATGTAGAACCACCAGTACCACCATAAGCAGTAGAGCTAGTTACCCAATTATTCCATGTAGCCCATGTAGATGTGTCATTGTCAGGAAATGCCGCACCAGCAGGACCAAAGCCATCATAGTAGCGACCTGTGCCTTTAGTGACGCGAATTTCATCTAAGTAACCCTGCCATCCTTCACCCCATGTATCGCTAGAAACTTTGCATGTTCCGCCTGTACCACCAATAGTACCTGTATGAGATACTATGCCGCAAATAACACCGTCGATGTAAATTCGCATCATTGCACCAATACGAGATACAGCAACGTGAGTCCACTTATTTAGATTAGCGTTTACTTTTGCACCAGTGGTAATGATATTTCCACCATTAGCATCAAACTCGTATTCAGAGCCATTTACACGTAAAGACCAATAACCAGTTGGGGTACTTACTTTCAGAATAGTTGGGTAGCCATATTTCGCTGTTAAGTATGTCCACGCTTCAACGGTAAAGTCACCATCAAATTCAAATCCACCATCTGCATTGTTCACTAATACAGAGCCAGGTGCGTGTGCAGTATTAGCGGTCATCAAACCAGACGAACTACCAAACTTAGCTTGCGCTGTAGACATCTTATTGCCACCAGAATATGATGTGCAAGAGCGATGATAGTTTGAACTATCTACATAGTATTGATTACCAGCATAGGTCGAACCTGACGGATGGATACCATCAGAATTTAAGTCTGTACCCTCAAAGTGCATTAATAAAGTTACGTCGCTAAAGTGACTATCTGGATTACCAGAGGAAGTTTCAACAATAGCATCAGACGGATTTCTTTGACCAGATGGATTTTGAACCAAATAGCTCAATGTCACAGGAGAGGAAGATTTGTCGTTAATAGTTACGTGCTGGTCCAATACCCATGTGGCAGCAGCGATTGTCTTTTTATATAAAGAGAATTCAACAGCAGTACCTGTAACGTCGCCATTGCTTGTGTTCGTATTGGACAAAGCAGGAATAGTTACATCAACACGAACAGCATCAATATTCGGACCTGATGTTGTCATTGTGTATGGTGTTGCATTAGTTAATTGCGTACCACTAGCAACAGGGAAATATGTCTCTGTTGTAGAGAAGCCAGGAATATAGCTTTGTGCTGGAGTACCAGGATTAGTTGCCCATGTGACGTTGTTATAGTTGTAACTGCCACCATTGTTCATTAATGGTGTATTGTTAAACCTAATGCTACGTGCGTCATTAGTTACCAACCCACCCATTTCGCCCTCACCAATAGCGAATAGAACTTTAACTACGGAGTTAGAGCTTAATGTGTCATTAGCGATAACTGCTTGACGTGTATCACCACCACCGCCTTTTCCACCACCTGCACCAATAATATTTTCTTTATCTGTCATTACTCTACTCTTTTAATTCTTTTGGTAAGTTAGACCAAGGCTAATAACTGTCCCACCTACATTGCCAACCTTGCCATATACAAGCGGCACAGGACCACCTTGCTGCACGTTATTCTGTGGACCAGAGAAGTTATAGGAAGTCATTTGTAGACTTTGATTTAGACCTGATGCTCGCGGGACAGGAGCAATCATTTGAGCTACACCACCTAATACAAGTGCCATACCTAATTTAGTAGCCCAAGGTCCACCGCCATATGCTTGACCAAACGTACCATATGCAATAAGCACAGCACCCACAATAACGCGAAATACAGCACCAGAACCCTCTAACACTGGAACGATATGAATTGTCTTTATGTCATCCAATACGTTATGTATTTGCATTTCAGACAAAGCATTCTTACGAACATTCTTATTTTCGTTTTTTAAGATACGCCACTTGTTATCTGCGATTAGCTTTTTAAAGCCAACGCCTAACTTATGAGATAAACCGCGAAATAGCATATATGTCGTATCTGCATCCACCTCATGCTTGGCTCCGTAACGCTTTGCAGCTATTCCGTGTAATACGACATTCCTAATCATTGTTATTTCCCTTATACCTAACTGCTCTTTGTATGTGATGTTCCCACTTAGCTAATGGCTCAACTGTTGGTAATCTCTTATACAAGTGATGTGCTACTCGTCCATTACCTATATAAATTCCCAAGTGGTTTACTACTTGCGACCTGAGTTTGAACATAACTACATCACCTTCTCGCAGGTCTGTAATATTTATGTCCTCAAAACCCCATGACTTATACAGCTCGTCGATGAAGTCGCCACCTTCTCTATACCAGTTCTCATCGTGTGGCTGTAGAGGTAATTCAATGCCTCTGTTTTGATATAACCAGTCGCAAGCAAAGTTAACGCACTCCTGCGCCCCTGCTATGTATTCCCTATCGAATAAAGGAGGTCTGTGGTTATAGTCTCCCCACCAAACAGGATGATCAACTCCTTCTCCATCACATACAACAATACCCCACTCCACGCCTGAACGTATTTGTGAGATTTGATCCGTTAAGCTAGGAGAGCGAGCTATATCCCTTGAGTCTCTGTTAGACGTTTTAAGGTCATACGTGTGCGAATGTATGATTGCTTTGACTTGGTGGTTAATATATACAGCACTATCCAACTCAAAGCAGTGCAAAGGATCAGCATGAAGATTGGGATAAGGATGATAATAGCAATCCATGTCCACAACACCACAAGCCTCGTTTGGATATTCTTTAAGGACATGATTGATTACATCTCCCCAATTTTTGATGTAGTTAAAGGCATCCATTACGTTAGATATGGGAAGCCAGCACCTGGGAATCCATGATCTCTAAGTATTTGTCTTTTAGGTAGCATTACACCTGGACGATCCATAGGACTAACTAAGCTGAATGTGATAACACTCTTAGTCATACCTTCAATTTGGTCTATGTACCAAACTTGATCAGGCATCTTTTGTGTGCTGTCTGCTGTAGGTCTGCCATCTAAGTAAATGTCCAAAGTCCTTGTACGAGTTACCCTCGCACCAGCTAAGAAGTTGTATTGAAAAATAAACGGTTGAATAAACTTGTTTACATTCGATACTGTTAACTTAGGTCTAGGTAATGAACCATCAGATGTAGAAGTAAAGCCAGATGCATCAATTGGTATAGGTGTATATACCTGCCCGCCAAAGCTAACTGTGCTAACTCCGTCAGTTGCAGCGGTAAAGTAGAAAGGAGCGGTAATTCCTATATCCGTTCCATCTAGTTTGTATAGATCGACAAATGCAGGAATGTCAGATTTAATCAGTTGCTGTTGTATTGTCATATACAATACTTATGCAACTTATAGATCGTAGATTTGTTCGATGGAAACGTTAACGCTGTAGCGTGTACCAGCCAATACAGATGCAGTCCACTTAGATACTGTCCACTTCTTAGAAGCAGAGTCTGTAGGTGCTTGCCAAGTAAAGTAGGTAGTACCACCAAGTGAGTCAAAGAACGCACTTAGCGAGTTCATATCTGTTTGACTAAGATTATCCCAAGTCAAAGACCACGAATCAACAATGTTATTAATTCCGTCCTTTGCTCTTTGCTCGTATCCATTACCAAACTTAATCTTTGTAACTCTATACTCGCGTCCTGCTTGAGATGATTGAGAAATCTTATCCGTTAGTATTAATGCTGTCATTTTAGAACCTACGTGATGCGCTGCTTAACATGCCACCTGGCAATTGTTCTTTAGCTAACGACTGTTTAATCTTCATATCAATAGCATTAGAAATTAATCTTGCCTGATCAATTGAGTCTTTCATACTGCTATTTGTGCCTTGCACATTGATATGGTTAGTAACTGTGACATTGCTGCTTGAGTTACCGCCTTGTGCAATAACACCCAATTGACCTTGTGCATTGCGCTTTAATGGCATAACAGATTCTGGTCCTGCCTCACCTATCATGCCAATACCGCCGCTGTAGCCGTGTAGTGTTGGGCTATCAAATACATTACCATCTGCGCTCTTAAGGACATTGCCGTTATCAAATACATTACCGTCTGCACTAAACAAACTACTCATTAGGCTTGCAGTCATCTTCTGTGCTTGAATCTGAATCAAGCTATTGATGATGGAACTAGCTAAGTCTGCAAAGTCCATCTTTCCTGTTTTAACGAAGTTTGTTATTGCACTTTCCATTCCTTTAGACGCAGCACCAAATACAGTCTGTGCATGTCCAGCGGCATTCTCTGCATCTTCTTTGTACTTGTTAAACGACTGCTCCCATCCATAAGAGAAAGTCTTTTGACGAGCTGCTTCCGCATCGTCATCCTCTTTCTTGTCTTGCTGCAATACACCTAACTCGCGCAATACTTCTAGCCTCTTACGTAGAGTTGAAATTTCTTGTTCACTAGCATTAGTTAACTCAGCCATTGTTAATGCTGTTTGCGCTTGAGCGATGTTAAAGTTGTTAATTGCAATGTTCACATCGTTCTGTGTAGCACCGTAACGCCTCATTACTTCGCGTTGTATGTTGCCTTCATTAATGCTCTTACGTAGCGATGTAACCTTAGCATCCTCCGCTTGGTTATTCTTTTCTACTTGAGCCCACAAATCTTTTTCGTGTTTTGTCTTATTAATAGTTGCTTGTATGGAGTCTGCAATTGCTGCATTGGTTTTAAGCATTGCTAGTTCTTGCTCTGTAGCAGCCGCACGAATAGCACCTTTTGATTTGTCCATATTTCCAGCATACTTACCTGCATCAATCTCTGCTTTTAGTAGCTGGCTGTGTGTTTCTTGTTGCACACCGTTTAGCTTAGACAGTTCACCACGTAACTTAATGATTGCCTCTTGCTCGCGTAATAGTGCAGCGGTATAACCTGAATCTGCCACGCGATCTTTTGGACCACTTCCTTCATCACTACCAATGTTTTTAGGATTTGGGCGAGTATCAGCTCCTACCTTCTTGCCTTTTTCTGCTTGGAAGCGACCTTCTGCCTTAATAACCATGTCGTAGTATTTGGTGCTTCCTTGCGTTGCTGTCTCCCACGCATCTTTCATTCCGTCCTTTAATAGAGAAGCATTAGTCTTTGCTAATTCCCATGCTCCACTAAAGTCACCAGATAGCACTTTCTTAAATACATCACCCATAGTTACCATTGATGCAATTAGGACACCAATAGCCTTAGCAGTCCCGTTCAACATATCCATGAACATAACGCCAACGTCTATACCTGCTGCTAATGCCTTTGCAATACCAAAAGCCCAAGTAGCAATGTCGTTCTTCAATACATCTTTTTGTGATTGATCTAGCTTGTTGACGTTACCAGCCATAGCCAAAAATTCGTCACTAAGTGCCTTAGCTACAGGCATTAATGCAGAACCAATTAGTGCTTTGTATGCGTTCGTAGTAGCTTCTAGCTTGCGCATCGTGCGCTCGTATGCTTCTGCTTGTGCCGCTTGTTCAGCAGTAACCTTTGCAGCTAAATCTCCACGCTCTGCGTAGTCGCCTAAGAACTCATTTATGTCTGTGCCTGTCTTACCAAACAGCGCCATAACGATATTGTTCTTTTGCCATCCATCATGCAATCCACTTAGCTTATCCGCTGCCATTGCGAGATATTGCTCTGTGGTCTTAGATGTGTCGCTAGTGTTAATGCCAAGTTCTTTAAATGCCTTAGCCTGAATGCTTGTCTCTTTGCTACTTGAAGCAAGTGACTTTTCAAACTTCATTACAGCGCCAGTGACTGTATCCATTGAAGTGCCGCTTAACTTAGCGACACTACTCATAATACTCAATTGCTCAACTGCAATGCCTGTCTTTGTAGATAGGTTATTTAGATTTGCTGCTGACTCTACAAAGCTATCCATAAAGCCTTTAGCAGCAACAGCGGCACCACCCAATGCGGCAGTAAGCAATAGCAGGCCTGATGTGAAAGGTGCAGCGTTTGCAGCCTTCATTGCTTCTGCCATTGCCTTAATCTTGCCCTCTGCTTGAGTAGCAGCATTGCCAGAGACACCTAATTGGGCACTTAGTTCTCTAAGGCTTATCTTTGCCTTTTCTACGTCACTTATATCAATGACAATTCTGTTATCCATTTATTTGTCTCCAACTTTCGTATTTATGGAGTTAATAAATGCCCTATCCATGCGCTTGATTATTTCAATTTCCCACGGCTCAATCGCTATTTGCAGTAGTCGTGAATATGACTCTATCTCTGCGTAGGATATTGGTTGATACATGCCACCATAAGTTACATTCCTTGTAGCATGTAATGCCCAAAACATATTCCACAAAGATATGCAGTAGAACGGAAGTGGATCTTCTTTAAGTCTTGGGTCAGTTATTCCATACATCTTCTTTTGGAATAACAGGGACTCTCTTAAACTACTTCCATCCCCTAATGGTCTATCTAACTCTGCTGTTAGCTCTACTTTATGAGTTAGTAAGTTAAGTAGTTCAACGAAAAAAGTTTTGTCGTTCTGACGAGTACGCAGCTACTTGATCAACTACCCAGCGGTAGTCGCTGTCTTTGAACAGGGAGAGTACGTAGTCAGCACTATAAGCACCGCCCATATCTTCGTTATATTTTTCATCCCATCCAACGACAGCGGCCGCAAATTTTCGAATAAGAACTTCTTCAATTTCCTCAATCTCTATCTCAGTGCCTTTCTTGCTACGTGCAATGCCTTCCTTTTGTAGTTGGCGTTCTGCTGCTCGTACTTCTTTGCTGTCTGGTCCTACAACCTTAAGGACAATACCAATAAGTGTATCGTCTTTAGGGTTACGTAGTTCTAAGTCTTGTGTGATTGGTTTAAATTGGTTTAATTTCATTTTGTTCCTTCTTGTGTATTTAACAGTAGCTTCTTTGCTGCTTTTGTTCTTCTATTGGATTCCGCTATCTTTGCTGCGGTAGCTACACTACAAGGTCTTCCTTTAAGTTTTGCTGATTGGACTTTGCATTGCTCTGGTGTTCTCTTTTTACCTTTATTCGCAATAGAAATCTTATTACCAACTGACGAAGGAACTATTTTTCCTTTTTGTGATTTGGAGACCTTAGCGCCAAAGCCTTCAGGTTTTCGTCTTCCTTTTAAGGTTTCAGACGCTGCAACTGCCATAGCTTTTCTAACCCATCCATAAGACTTATTATTGTTACGTGTTCCCCAAGGATTACCAGTCATACAATGAGCCGCAAAAATCAGTCCTTTAACGCCAGGAAACATCTTCACTAATAATAAATGTGCCAAATAATGCTCTTCTGGCGTCAATAGCACATAGTTATCTTCGATATCTTCGCCACCTAAGCAGCGAGGTTTGACATGGTGCTTCTCTGTATGTGTGTCTTTTGGGAGTTGCCTATCTTGTGCTCTTGTACAGAGTAGATAGTAGTGATAGTTGTAATTCAAAATGTTGCCTCATTAATTGCCTATTAATAAAGGGCAGCAAGTGGGCATCACTCGTTTTCGGCTGGCCTGCCTATCCCACAAATATTTATGTCAACAAAAAGCCCACTGTATTAAAGCGGGCCAATTGTGTTAATAGCAATTAAGTTATCAGGCTTTGGTAATGATAAGTGTAGATGCTGCGGTAGCATCATAGGAAGCTGTAAATGTAACTGCAACAGGGATGGTAGCTTGGTTAGAAACACCAATAGTTGCCGCTGTGTAAGAGATATTAGGTAAATCAAACTTGTATGAGTTTGTGCCATCGCTTACTGTAAATTCAAAGCTAGATGTTGTTCCGTTAATGAACTTGGTCATAATTGCAGAGCTTTCAAACAATGCAGTAAACGAACCTGTTACCTTACGTGGACCAACAGTTGTTTCATGGATTGTGTTAGAACCCAAAACAAAGTTCTGGTCAAAGCTGTTATCAACATTCAATGCGATGTTTGTGATGTAACCAATAGTAGAGCCGCCTTCTTTAACGGAGCCGCCATTGTGACGCATCGAACGGAATGTAGTTGGTGCAGTAATAGTGCCACTTGTATCAATAGTTGCACCGCCAACTGTCATTGCCTTACCAATAACGTTGTATTTGACTGTTACGTCGCCGTTAACTGGCACGTTAATAGCCATCTTATCTACTTCAACACCAGTGAATGTGCGGTAGATGCTAGTGGATGGGAAAGCCTGTTCAAAAGTGAAGGACTTCTTAGTAGAACCCATCTTCAATACACCAGTCGAGAATGTAGAAAGCATTGCACTTTCCAATAGAGCATCGTGCAGTGTAGATAACGAGTCATCAATTTCACCTGCTACGTTCTCATTACCAAACGTAGTCAAGCGGGACTGACCATCTAAGTTAATAGAGTTGTCTGCTTGGTTAGTCTTAGTAAGATTAACGTTAAACGATGTAAGAGGTAAACCAGTAAGTTCTGGTGTTGCTGGTGTTGTGCCGTATACCGTTTCTGCGATATATGCTACATAACTATTTGCGCCACTTGATTGTGCCATTTTATTGTTTCCTATATTTTATTTTTAAGCCCTGCTATACGAAGCAATCCCATTCAACTACCACGGGCAGCTGGTAGTAGTTAGGAAATGGTTTCGCCGCATCGACATAAGAGCGCAAAATCATAACCTTGTAAGTTCCGTCATCTAAATAAAGACCCTTGCTAAATGCTGCTACAACTAAGTCAGCCATCTGGCTCGCGTCCTTATATCCTCCATTATTTATATAGAATAAATCCACTTGAAAGAGCCCGCTTTTGCGCTGGCGTCCATCAACCCCAATACTCTCTGTAGTTGTGGCTGCTGGAAGTAGCGTTGATCTGCACCACGCAGCCGCATTAGATGGGCGGATAAACGTGTTTTCCGTTTGCAGTAGGGGTAGAGTAGCTACTGTCTGTAAATGTGTGTCTAAGAGGGTGTGTATTGCGTAGTAGCTCATAAGCCTGCCTTCTTTGCAGCCGCTTTCCATATAGCTGGTGCTTCTGCTGTCGTTGTTTTAAGCATACCTACGGGGCGATGTGTAGGCGTGCCGTGTTCTATGTATGGGAAGTAAGGAACATCGTTAACGAATTGAAACTCTGTATCCGTTACGTGCACTTGATTACCTGCTTGCAATCTACCCGTATCAACTGGTGTCCTTCTTGACCAACGATCTAAGAAGTCGTTTTGAAAATACATCTTAGCTACATCTAGCTTCTCTGCCATATCTTCAATCTTCTTCTTATTGCTCATTAGTTGCTCACTAATAATTTATAGGCAACAGCAACCTTAGCTGGCTTGTATTGCTCTACGTTATCAACGCTCCAGTTAGCACCATCTAAGATGATTGTGTCCCCTACTTCTGGTGCACGTTTACCTGTTGCAGATAGATAAAGAGTTTTCTTTTCTCCATAGACTTGGCTAATGCCGCTGTCTACGGTTACTTTCTCATTCTTGCCCCATATACCAAATGTCTTTGCTACTGTGCCATCTGTCTTAGATAGCGTAACTTGAAATCCCATTCGTGTAATAACAGCAGCAATGTCGAATTTAGTACCTGCGTAGTTGTATGTCATATTACGCTTTCAACTTCCACGAAGCTGCATTTGCAAGCTTAAGAATAGGGCGTAGTAATACATCTACCTTACGGAATCCGTCATAGCTTTCACCTTCTGCTGGTTTCCAGTATTCGACTTGAGTCTCAATGTCGCCTACTTTTACCTTGTTAGACTTAGCCATACTCACTACAGATTGCAAAGGCATAATGTCATCACCTAGCATCTGTTTAAGAGCAATTTCACAAACTGCGTCTTTCAAACATTTAGGGATTGTGTTTTCCTTTACTACACGAGCATTACCATCAATAAACCATAAACGAGGCCACAATAGCACTTGCTGCGAGTCTGGGTAGATTGTTGTTATGTAACGTGCACCATATAGCAAATCAACGGACTGTGTAGCAAGTATTAATGCTTGCTTCTTTTCTTCTTCCGCTGTGCCAATAGGCCAATCTGCATTACCAAGCGATGTGTGGTATGCATCTGCATCCTCTAGCGATACGTAAGTGTTGGCGTTAATTGGTTTTGTGCCATCTTCAACGATAAGCGTGATTGTCATTTATATTATCCTCCCCATAGAGGGCGATTACGAAACGCATACGCTTTGCCCATATCAGTGCCAGCGCCGTTTGCAAAGTGAAAGGTAGACGTAGAGATGATTTTCTGTGTCTTGCCGTGTCCGTTAGCACAAAATGGAGCATCCTCAACTGGATCACGTACTAAACGCTCTGCGTAATAGTCACACTCTGGGCAACGAAACTCAAATAACTTCAACATAGGTATTCCTTATTGAAGTATTTATACTTACAGAAAAGCCCCTACTTAAGGGGCTTTCATTTCATCAGCTTATGACCGATTAAGCATTAGCACCAACGCTAGATGCGCACTTACCTAACCAAATTGCGGATTGGTCAAGAATTTGTGTCTGCGATACTTCATACCAACCAATGTTGTAGAAGCGTTGTAACTTGTCGAATGGACCAGTCAATACAACAGAACCTGGCTTGCTTGTAGCTTTACCAAGTGCGTTAGCACCAAAGAAGTAGCTGTTATACAAGTCAACAGTACCAGCACCAGATTGGTCTGCGTAAGTAGCACGGTTGTTACGAACAACACGGAAACCTTTATACATACCAACTTCGTTAGCTAATGCTGTACCTGGAGCAGCATACTTAACTACGTCTTGCCAAGAACCAACTGCTGTTGCTACGCGAAGGTCAGCAATAACGTCATCGTGTGCTTCCATAACGTATGCACCGTTGATCATTGGAACGTTAGCGCGAGCCAACTTGTTATAGAAGTAGTTCAAGTAAGCGTCAGAAGCAACTTGACCAGAAGTTACGGAACCTTCAGCAGTACCACCAATAACGTATGTATTGGAAGCTGCGTCCATAGCTGCAATAGCCAATGCGTCCATTGTTTCGCCGTAGTTAATACCAATCAATTGTGCGGCAGCAGCATCAACTAAGCCACCTGTTTGGAACGAGCCCAAAGAAGTGATAGTGATTGCATTACCGTATTCTGCTGGTGTGAATGTAACCTTTGTATCTGCCAATGCTGTAGATGTAACATCGTCAGTTTCTGTCAACGCAGTAGTAGCAACTGCCATACGTGCATACTTAGGCATTTGAATGCTCTTAGCATTAATGTCCACTTTCTTGGATAAGAATTGGTCGTTAACGTTAGCTTGACCAAATGCGATCCATACTAACTGTTCAAAGGCTGTAACTAAGCTGTCATCAAGTTGGGTAGTACCCGTTAAATTTGTTGTGAATGCCATTTTTGGCTCCTTATTTTATTTTTGTTATTCCTAGCTATCGCTTAGAGAATATTTTTATATTGTGCTACCCATTCCGTACTTTGCTAATACCTTCTGCACTTCTGCAGGAGTCTTAGCCGCTTGCATTTCTGTTTTAAAGCTTGCAATAGGAGTTGTTTCCCCTGTTCGCTTTACTGCTGGCGTTTGTACTTCCTGAAACAGCACGGCGTCTGTTTTCTTTAGTTCTTCGATAAGCGATTCAACAGACTTCGTATCCACTTGTCCATCTTCAACTTTAATCTTAGAACGATCAACTATCTTTAATACAGTAGAAATGCTCTTTGCATTAGCTTTAGATAATTCGTCCTTTAGTACGCTATCAATCAGCTGATTCTTCAAAGTGCCTTTCAACTGCTCTAATTCAGTTGATGCGGCTTCATACTTGATTTTGAAATCTTCACCTGTTAAGTCTTTAAGTTGTGCTTCCAACTCAATGCGCTTACTCTGGTTAAACTTCTCACCCCTACGAGCCTTTTCAAGATTTGCTTTAGTTGCTGCTAACTCATCCTGCAATTGAATTAGTAATTCGTCTGCTGTTTGTGTTGGCTTTACTTCTGCTTGTCCTGTCTTTTGCGTTTCCACGCTACTATCTATATTCTCGGCATCCGCCATATAACAATTTCCTTTTAGTGCTTATCCAAGCTATGTAAATTATTTATGCTTCGTCGTTATCAGGCGAACCATCTATTTCTACTGTATCTACGCCAGTTTCTTCATCTAGCGACATTTGTTCATCTGTTGCTTCAACTACTGCAACGTCTTGTCCTAATAGAATGGCTTTGCGCTTTTGGAATTCGACAATATCTACGAACTTAGCTTCTGCTTCTTCGTCAGTCATTCCATATACAGTCTTAAAGTAATCAATCTCTGTTGCACGGCCTTCTAAGATACGTTGTGCCCATACTGTTTCTTGTACTTGTATGTCTACAGGCAATACAGGATCATCAAACTGCGCGAATAGCTGCGAATCTAGCGGGAATGCAGTAGTACCCATAGCAGTGTTGAACACAGTTGCTAGGGCGCGATAAAGGCGCTTAAAGCCGCTTTCAAACATGCGCTGGCGCTGCTTACGCAAATCTAAGTTGTCTGCTTCTTCTACAACCAGCTGGAAGCCACTCTGCGCACGTCCCTGCCCTGCCACTTCAATGCGTACAGACCAATCACCTGCATAACCTTTAATCCAGCTATCAACTACTTCGTTTAGCGGCTTAAGATCAATATTAGGATTCTCATAACGAACGAATGGGTTATCTACACCCATGCTATCTAATACCACTGCTTGACCTGGACCTGCAAGATAACCAGCAGACAATGCACCAGCAGGCACAATACGTGGCAATGGGCTATTAACCACTTCCGCGACCTCAATATTGTCTTGTCCATTGCCAGCAGGACGCATATTTGTAAACAAGGTGCTCATCTTGCTCCACAAGATAGAGTACTCAGAATCAGTAATATGCAAGTTAACCATTTCATTCAAGTTAACCAAGCTCTTATCTTGTTCAACCCAAAAGCCTGTACGCGGTGTACTTTGGTCATAGAACACAGCAATAGGGATAATTCCGTATGGATTTGCTTCACGCGAACCAATACCTAGTGACGCAGTACCTTGCGTTAATTCAATCACTTCATCATTAGTCCATACACAATAGGAGTTATCGCTAGTGCGATGGATCATGCCAACTGGCTTACGTGTGCGCGGATCAATTACTACTTCGCAATTACCGCGATGTAACACATCCAAGCACCAATGCTTTTCTTCTGCATCCCACTGAACCAATACGATTGCAGTCTTTAATAGACGCAATACAGTGTCAAAGTTCATTGCGAACTCTGTAAATTCAATCTTAGAAAAAAGTTCGTTAAGTAATGCAGTTGCGCCAGGATTGCTTGTTACTTCGTCTGCGTTATAGACTTCAAGGATTGGAGGCGCATCTTTAAACAATAGACCTGATTTCTCTACAACCATTTTTGTTAAGTTGCGGAAGCGAGGTGTTAGTCCACGTTCACGCCACTTGCTTCTGCCACGTGACGGATCGTTTAATACCTTAATCAGTTCCTGCTCTTGTTGGCCATCTAAATAATTTAGAGCCTTCATAGCATCTACGGCTTTATCTGTATTCAGAAAGTCCACCCATTGCTTTGCCGTAAAGCCTAGTGCTATTGGTGCTTCATTTTGTTGACCAAACATATCGTGTTTCCTTGCGTTCTTATATTTATTGCATCATTTATGCACGGTGATACTGCCGTGACCAACTACAGGAAAGCGGAATGCGCAGAAGTAGCCAAAGGCGTCAAGACAGTGATCAAGTCCACTTGTCTTGTCTGGTTTTCCATTTAGGTAGCCTTGTTGTTCCAAACCCTTAACTAATACTGTGCACTTGTTTAAGTTTACGAAGCAGCGCATTTCCTCTGCTGCATTCTTAAAGAGCGCATTAACTGCTGGTACTCGTTCTTTGACGATGCTTGGGTTATTGCCTTTGTAGAAGCATTGGAAACCTGCATCCTTAAGCATTGTCATAGAGCTAACAGATGCATTAGCACTGCTACTCTTACCGCTGCTGTCTGGGTAGATGTACATAACGCGATTAGGGAATTTACGCTTTAATGCTTGAATCATTGTTTGCGTATTCTTCTCGCCAGTGATTTCATCAACCACATACACCTTACCGTCTTGCACAATGCTGATTACTGCGCTCATGTTCTCTACGTTGAAGTCCATGCCAATATGTAGGATGGCATTTGTGGGAAAATCAGCGATAGTCTTATTTGTGAAATTCTTTTCTCTGTCAAAGCAATAGTAGACAGCACCAGAAAAGGCGTTCACAAATTGACCATATATCTTTGCCTTTGCTTGCAGTGGTGTATAACGCTTTAATTGATCATCAATATATGATGGAGGCAGGAATTTGTTTTCATACGTGCTAACTTGAATTAGCTTGTGCTGCTCTGTCGCGTTTTCCACAAACAAGTGATGCACTGCATGGAAACCTTCTGGCGTAGTTGTGCAATATGTTTGCCTTAGCTTTGCTTTAGGGTCGCGACAGCGGTCATTAAGAGCATTCCACATCTGTAATGCTTCTTCTTTATTTGGTATCGTGTCAAACTCGTCAACAAAACCAAATGCTACGTTGTAACCAACTAGTGTTCGCTTATAGTTCTCAGCAGATACTAACCAAAGGCGCTGTGGACCAGCCCCAAAATCAAATTGATAGAAGGCAGGACTATTTCTGCCACCACCGTTATATTTGTATTTGATGTTTAGCTCTTGGCATGTCTTATCCATCTCAGTTGTGAAAATTGACAACTGTGGACCCGTTGGCTCACAACCTATACCACTGCAACCTTTATTTGTTTGCAACAGATAAAGCGCCTTGTATACGGCGCTCTTTGTTTTTCCTGTACCAAGTCCTCCTACTAGTGCCAAGTAGCGAGTGTGATCATGTATGAATACCTCTTGGTAAGGAAGCAGTTTTATCTTTCTTACCTTAGCTTTACTCATTAGTATCTGTGTTATCTACGCCTGCGCTTTGTTCTGCAATTTGTGTTAACTCGTCATTAGTAAATGCTTCAAAAGCAAAGTCACCTGCTGACTTCTCAATAGTTACCTTTACTGCTCTTGTAGCTGGTGCCCAATCTTCAAGTGTCTTAAGGTCTTCCCTAACTATTTTGTATTTCAAACTAGTTGATGTATCTGGGTCACTAAGGATTTGATCTTTAACTGCAACGCGAGAGATTTCAAACTCAGCCCTTGCTAAATCCATTGCTTCTTTAACTATTGCTTTACCATCAACCTCGTATTCCATTAATGCTTGGAAATCTTCAAGAGGTAACCCTAGCCTTGCAGCTATAGATTTATTGCTAACGCCGCTGGATGCGAGGCTTACAACCGTGTGATACCAGCTCTCTTTATCCTCAGCCGTTGCTTTCTTTGTGGACATATATCCATCTCCTTATGGTTTTCTCATCTATTTAGTGCAACGGAAAAGGCATGAAAAAGCCCACGCTAGGTGGGCTAACAAAGAGTATTAATTGATTATTGCTTTTTGTCTGGCGTTGCCATCTCAGTAGCAACATGAGCAGGAATATCTATTATTGCTACTTTCTCATGCGTCTTAGCTTCAATCCAAGTGAACAAACTCCACGCACCACCTAATACAATGGCGCCTACTGTTGCAACTTTAATAATTGTCATTGCAATAGTGTCCCACTTCACAAGTTGAGTTGCACTTGTGGTTGCCATTTGTGCGATCTCTTTAAGAGTTGTATTTGTTTCACCTACTGTACCTGATAGTGTAGTTACTGCACTTGTAATTTGATTTATGGTGCTTTGCAGTTGATGATCACGTTCTGTGCTAGCCGCTACATGTGCATCTAGTTTGTCAATTAGTCGAATTTGAGTAGCGTGTGTATCCTCAATTCTCCCCTCAGCGGTAGAGACTTTAATTTCCAAAACGGCAACGCGAGCATTCATGTCATTAATTCGTCTGCGCTCTACCTCTACCTGATGACTCGCAATGCGGCGTTCTTGTTTTAAGTGTTCTGGTAGCGAGTTGTATTCATCCATAGGTATATTCCGTTAAACAATATACCTATTTATGTAGTGGTAAACCTTAGGCTTGAGCCATATTTGCAGCAAGTTTCATCCGCTGCTTAAGTAGACTAATGTTTTGCCTTCTGCCTTGTGGTATTTTGGCCGCCTCAACAATACGCTCAGAGATAGGTAAATCCTCCCTAAACCTCATTGGTTTAGCATCTGCTTTAGCAGGTTCTTTAGGCGCACGAGGTTTACGTGGTTTAGGAGTAATAGGCTCTCCTTCCTTACGCAATCCTTTTAGTCGCTTCTTTTCCTGCGTAGCAAGGTATCTCTCGTGTACCTTTTGCTGCTTAGGTGTTCTTTCATGCTGCTTAATGGTGCAATCACTAAGAGCTATTTCCTTAAGTGCTTTATCGTAATGAATGTAATACTCACCTAATTTTTTACCACGCTCACGCCATACACCAGAGCTTATCCATAAATCAATATAATCATCTCGCGTGAATTTAAGCTTAATGCCGTGATGTATCTTTAGGAAACTTCTTAAGGCAGAGAATTCCTTTGCAAACATTTGTAGCTCTTCGATAGTATGTGTTGTCATGCCGTATTTACAGCGCCACCTTTCAGGCATGAAAAAACCCGCCTAAGCGGGTTTCTTGTGTGGGTGGCTGTGTGACTACTTAACGAGCAATTCCTCAAGCGTCTTGCCTCCATTGATAGCATCTACGAGCCATTGCTTTGGCTTGCCTTTACCCGTTGCGCTCTTTGTCCACGTTTCGCCTGTGGTTGCATCCTTAAATGTCTTACCCCAGTACGATTTAGGAATGTCCACACCACCAGCTTTAGCACCTGACTTAAAGCGAGAGACAATCTTTACGGAGCCATCATCAGCAGTGCGTACACCTAGCGCCTCAATGCCCTCTGCCTTTGTAAAGCCAGCAGACTCCAGCGACTCAATGTACAGCTTTGCAATTTCCTTCAACTCCTCTTTACGCTTGCTATGCACCAATGCTTGCGCTTCTTCCATCACTGCAATCAGTTGCTTGTAAGGAAGTGTTGAGAGTTCAATCTTGTTTACTGCCATTTTGGAACCTTTCTTAGGTGTTGTTACATCATCCATCATATACCTCGTTTTGGTTAAGAGCAATAGCGCCCACAAGGTATTCTGGTGTCTTTTGCGCTGTTACGCGATAGCTTCATTCTGTTTATTGAGGATCGCTGCTGCCTTAGCTGTTGCATCTTGCTTTTGAAAGTGTGCATAACGCAAGCTCATCTCAATGGACGAGTGTCCTAACAGGTGCTGTAGCTCTTGTAATGACACGCCGTTCTGAACCATCGTTGTTGCAAACGTGTGTCTGCAGA